CGCTGCTGGGCATTTAAGCCCTTAAGGACGGTTTTGGAACCAAATATGCACTTTATGGCCGCGAACATCTTGTGTTCAAGCGGCTTCAAATACACCCCGACTGATATGTTATATCGGGCATTTCGCGCTTGGATAACCCGAGGGACTGCGCCATCCTTGGTGAATTTCTCTGCTTTCACGAAGGGGCTAACCCAGGCATCTTTCCTTTCCACACCGCTGGCTGTAACAGCAGCCAGTGCGCCCTCATACACCTTTCGTTTCCGCCCATCATAATGGCGAACAAACTGCTCGCCAGTCATTTGCATGACGGGGGTACTCCTCAAGTGAAACTGAAGTCGCCCACTAAATTCTTTCAGTGCTCGAGACACACTCTCTGGGGTCTCTGGTTGTGGGCATGCCACGAATGTCCCGTCAACGTCTGTGACGTAGAACACACGTTCTGTTATGGCATGTCTTAATGTTTGTAAGTCATTGTTATGTACGGAGTACGGGATCCCGGGACTCATTGTCACCTCCCTGTACACCACTCTCCGTTTTGCCTGTTCCCCATTAGGTTTTGTCTTGATAACCAGGCATGGCACCATTGTCTGGGTGCTCGTACCAAGACTCCTAACGAGGCAGCCCTAAACAAAGCCCCCCTTTGGCGGGGCTTCCGGCATTGCGGCCTCCAACTCTTGGTGGACCTGTGTCCAACGCATGAATTGGGCCTGAATTTGGGCCGGTATGGGCGTGAAGGCGAACTCCGTGGCTTGTAGCACAGCGCTCGCCTCATCACAGGTGCGCGTGAACCGCTCGACAATGTGTTTGTCCTTCATCTCTTGTAGGCGGTTTCTGATCCACGCATGAACAGCCATGCGATTAATGTGGTATTGCTCGCTTGAGGCCTCCAGCATTGCAGCTGGGAAATGGGCTTTTGCCTTTAATGTGAGGTGTGCCGTCAAGGTCCTCAAGGCTATGCCATCCACAATGTGGCCAACGGCGTCGATGCGCTCGTTGTCACCATTCGCTGGTATCGCTGCCACCGCAGGTGTCGTCCAGTCGGGCTCAAGGACATCATTAGCAGTGTCCACCAGTGCCTGGAAATCGCCCTCATAGGGGGCGGCCCTCGCAAGATTGCGCGCCGCCAACTCTTGATGTTGGTGGATGATGCGCAACCTCTTCTGGGACAGCTCGTCTTCGAGCTTGAATTTGGCCTCCTCATCTCGGAGGACC